TTGAGAGTATTGACGAGAATAGTGTAGATAAGATCCTGGTTGCTGCTCGTTCAACCAAACAAATCATCCGTTTGATGAGTCACTCTGACTTTCAGATTAAACTCACTCAACGTGGCTATTCTTGCATGTATATCACATCCAAGACTGGAGCTGTGATTGATGGTAAGAAAGTCTCCCGTGAACAATTCTTCAAGACTTTGAATGCTTGGGGTGTTGATCCTGAGAAAAAGTTTGTTGTTCTGCACCACTCTATTCTATCTGAAGGTATCAATGTCAAGGGTCTTGAAGCTGTTATCTTCATGCGGAACATGGATTACATCTCCCTGAGTCAATCTATCGGTCGTGTGATTCGTCTGGGTGACAAGTCTAAGACCTTTGGTCTCTGTGTTGTCCCTGTTTATGATCGTGTGGGTATCAGCACCTCCCGCAAACTGCAGGCCGTCGTTGATACTGTATTTGAGAAGGGAGACGCTGCAGTGTCGGTGGTCAAACGGTAAACCGGCCTAGTGACCCGCCATGGGTCGCCAGACCGTGTATATTGGCCATGTTGAGAGGAACACCAATGACCATCACTCAATCCAAACCACAATTTCTGACTGAAGCTCTTGTGGAGGTTCTGAACAATGAGTGGAAAGTTAATTCCATTGAATCTGGTAGTTCCGTTTACACTCAACTCGAAATTGAAGAAGGTCGAAAGTATATTAAAGTCTGGTCTTATCTTGTCGGTGATGAGGGACGAATCAGAGGACGTTCTTGCTGGATGTTCATTGACAAGAATACTGGTGAATGTTACAAACCCGCATCATGTAAAGCTCCTGCAAAAGGTGTTCGTTATTTGATCACTCAACTGATAGATAATCCTCACATTTGTGATTCTTACGGTTCTTTCCTTTATCTCTGATTTTAACAATGAACAAACTCTTCAATCTCTCCGAAAAAGTTGTCTACTTTGCTGTCACTATCGCAGCTGTAATTGTTGGACTCTCTCAGTTTGTCTATCGTGCATGGACTGAGAATGATGTTAATGAAACTATTCGTAAGTTTCTCAATCAACTTTTTACCTTGATTGAGAAGGTTGCTGCTGCAATTCGCACTGAAACTGAACTCGCAGAGGTGCAAACAAATGAGTAAGGACTTCAAACCCTATTCCCGAGTCTGTTTTGATGCTCTTCGTGCAAATGTTGACAACTGGAATGATCCTGCAAACCATCGGCCAATCACCAGAATCTTTTACGATCTGGTGTTCTGTTCTGGTCTCAACCACACTGGGCTAATCAGTGAGGAGGCACTCAACAACCCAACTCAACGTACAGATGATCATTGTCTGTCACCCCAGTTCATCTGTCGGATGATCATGGACAATCCAGATACATATTTGGATGACTATGATACTTTTGAGATGTTATTCTTCCTGTCAAGAACAACAATCAAGGTGACAAAAGAAGAGAATGATAAACTCAGTGCCCTGACTAAGAATGATGAAAGTGGATATAAAGTATTGGTCCCAACTAATTTGAAATACAAACATTTGGGAATCAAATTGTATAGGAAGAATGGACAAAGGTGGGCAAGTGCAGTAGAATGTGATGACAATGAGATCACACAAGCTCCCAGTGATCTCTTAGAATACGAACGTAAATTTCTTGTGTCATGAAACCCTTTGAAGAACAACGCAAAGATCGACTTGATGATTCCATTTGTGAATATCTTGAAGATGACAATCCATCACATTTCTGGGATGATTTGAATGAATGTCTAGATGGTTGGATTGCCCATCACAGACAACAGGTTGACAGAGCTTCACTAATTAAAAAGATGATTGGTGGTCATCGTCCACTGCAAATCCAACAGGATTTTGAAACACAAACTTCATTGTTACAGAAGAAAATTCCTGATCGATTCTAATGAAGAAACAAGAAATGCCTTCCATCCTGGGTAACACTCACCCAGGATGTTTTTATGGTCCCGATCATGAGTATGGGATTGTACCAATTGCAGGTAGTTCTCAATACATGATTCTAGGCCCTAATGGTGGTGCATGTGTTCAACTCAAAAAGTGTCGCACTGTTGAGACTGCGAAAAAATGGATAGACAAGAAATTAAAGAGTAAAAAATGACTCAACTAATTGAACCCACTGACCCAAGATACTTCAACTGCACATCAGATCTCCTCTACAACCGACATAAGTATAAGGTAGTGAACAACAACAAAGAATCTGTTGTTGTTGACAGTTGGGAAGTTGCCACTGAAATATGGTGGAACACTCCCAGATGGTTTATTTCACATATTGAGGTGCTTGATCATGAGTCAAAAGGTTTTGGTAACCGGCCATAAAGGTTTCATCGGTTCATATGTTTATCGTGATTTTGTTGAAACTCATGGTAACTGGGTGACAGGAATTGACCGACCAGATGACATAGAAAACTTTGACGGAGGAAACTACGATGTTGTCATTCACTTGGCTGCCCTTGCTAACATTCGTGATAGCCTCAAGAATCCAGAGAGTTTTTACATTAACAATGTTGTTAAAACTAAAAAGATTTTTGACTGGTGTAGGGAAACTAATACCCGTTTGTTGTACGCCTCTTCTAGTGCCGTTGATGGTAACTACTGGGACAATCCCTATGCAATGACTAAGTGGATCAATGAACAAATGGCCCCACCAAATAGTGTGGGGATGAGATTCACCACGGTTTATGGTCCTAACAGTCGTAAGGATATGTTGTACCGTATGTTGGAAGATCGTACCGCAACTTATATCACAAACCACAAACGCGACTGGATTCATGTAAGAGACGTTGCCCGTGCGATCCGATACCTGATGGCGAGTGATCTTACCGGCCCTGTCCCTGTCGGTACAGGAAATGGCGTTTATGTCACTGAGTTGGCTAAAAAGATGGGAATGGGTCACCTTCCCGTGACAGAACACACTCCAGGAGAGTCAGAAGACAACACAGCTGACACTACACTTCTCAGGAGCACTGGTTGGTTCCCAACACAACACGTTTTGCAATGAAAGTAAGTCTTGGACAAGGCACATATGTGATTGGTGATCGTCGAGAGATGATGACTGATGACGTTGATCCACTCTGGAGTGTTCCAGTTGAAAATGGTACATATACCGACCAATATGGGTCAAAGTATGTTATTACATGTGGAGAGATTGCTGTATGTCTAGCACAACTGATTAAACACCCACAAATTATTAAAAACTCAATTAAAGCGAATGGGTGTTGTGGGAGACAGGTCAACGGTCCTGGTTGGATCTTGGGATGGACACGGCAGTTTAGTGTATTGTGGTCTACCAAGCCATTCGAGGTTGATAACAGTAAATTACAAGTGGGGCCATTGACTCTGGTAGTGGACAGTTGATCAAACCGGCCACAAGACGTGCCAGGGGGCTCTCAGGGATGTATATTGGCCATGTTGAGAGGAACACTTGATGCATCCTTACTACACAACCAACTTCGCTGATCGTGAAATGTTTGCTTACAATGCAAACTATCAAAAAATGCAAGAAGAGAAAAAGACTGCAAAACAGGAACTTGATCGTATCCTGGCACAACCCGAAACACGGATTAAGTATGCCTTTGAGTTTATGAATGACTTTGGGTTTGATGATGAGGATGATTATAGTGAAGAAATCCGCACTAAGTGTTACAATGCCATTGCAGAATGGTCTGACAAACTGGACTGGTCCGAGTGTCACTTCTAGGGCTGTCCACCGTCTGATCACAGACCCCCAATTCAGTCTATACTAGCCAAGTAATCAAGGAAACACACCACATGCAACTCACTGCACAAGGCGGAAACATGGTTGTTGACTTCTATCCCGTCAAGTTCTCTGACGGTACAATCAACTCCCGTCAGATGCTCAAGGTCGTTACCTTTATGGGTGGCACTCAATCCAAGTCGATGATCAACAAACGTGACATGGAGCGTGAGGTTGATTCTCGTCTGGGTTATGGCTATGAGGTGACTGCATTCAATGAAATCCCACAACTGTTCAATCCTGGTTTGGTCTGTGCCTGTTGAGGAACCGGCCCAGTGACCCGCCAGAGGGTCTCAGATCGTTTATATTGGCTTTGTTGAGAGGAACACCCATGACCGTCATGCTTCAACCACGCATCATCAACGACACCACTTATGACATTCCTACCGTTGATGGTATGGATCGTTGTCAGATCAACACTCGTTTGCACTATCTGAATGTTGAGATGGACAAACTGAAGATGAAACAAGCTGCACTGATTGAAGCACGGAATCAACTTGATCGTCATGTAGAGATGCAAGACGTTGATCTGTTCGCTGAAATGTTCGGAGGTTGATTGATGAAAACCACTACTGCAACTTACATTGTCAATGTCACAACTGATGATGAGAATGTGATTACATTCTACAAGACAATGCCGACACGACCCACATCACACAAGGGTATCGTTGCACAGAACAACAGGATAGAAAAATGGGTGATGAACAACTATCCTAATTGGCTTGACATCAACATTCAACTTCAGAAGTGATGATTACTTCCAAATCTCAAATTGTCAAGGTCATTAAAACATGTGCCACTGGTAGTGCTCTAACAAAGGTTGAGAAGTTCCAAGTGTTCTGTAATGTGTGTGATAACATGTTGAAGGAAGGACACATCACACAAACACAACACACTCGCTGGACCAACGTATTCTGATGACCATGATTATCACTGAAACTACAACTGAAGACTGGGTTGATTTTTGGGAGAATGAGGACACTGTTGAACATACAGTTCCGATTAGTCAGTTGACTAAATTGCGTGATGAATTGAAGGAACAAATTGCGATTGCATTTTGTATCTGGGATTTGGGTGAGTTTGAAGAAGATGCTGTTTGTGGTATGATTGACGAAGCTTTCGATGAGGTTATTAACAATGACTGATCAAGAGATTGATGCACTGGTGAATGAGTTCTGGGAACAGATGGAGGAAGAAGCTGCTAAATTAGAAGTGACGGTAGACTATTACGTTGAGGAGTTCATGATATGAACACTTATGACGAAAAGTATTATCAACAAGTATTGGAGTATTACGAATGGATCAACAACTCAGAAGCCTTGAATCAGCGTTGGGAAAGGTTCAAGAAGTCGAAGAACTCCTCCACGACAATGCCCACCAAGCCATGATGCATCGTCATTTAAGTCACGTTAAACATGAATTACGACGACAAATTACTATCCTCACCACCGAAGAATTGGACGTACTCAAGGAGACAATTCAATCGGAAATTTGATGCGATTTGGTTAGTATCAACTGAGGATTGGGTTTATACAGATGACCCCGTAGAAACAATATGGGGTTTTATTCATCTTAAGACAAATAAGGTTCATGCACCAATCGATGCCAAAAAACCAGGAGATGAGGTATCATGGCCAACCACAGCATACACCAGTATGCGGCCACCAGTGCAAAGAACACTATCAGTGTCCATCTTGGATTTCTGCTAATTTAGAGATTTTGAGTTATGTCAAACTACCAACCTCAGGTCAATGATTATGTAAAGTGGAAAGATCATGAAGGGTGGGTATATTTCAAGTGTTCAAGTTATATTACGATTGAACTTGGAACAACACCCAAATCTGATGTTCAATTAGTGGATGGAACACATCATCGAAAGAATCATATTTTATTAGTTTGTTATTCACAATATTGGAATGAGTTAGAATGTGTAGGGACAAGAGATTCAATGATTGATACTTACAAATCCCAAGAACATCGTTATTCTGATCCTCAATGAAATTTCAAGTGGTGTATAAAAGACAAAAAAAGAAAGGTAGCTCTACACAGAGAGCTACCTTTTTTGATGAACGTGATGCTTTACTATGGGAACATATGTTAAGGGAGAAAGGAATTCAATCAGAGATCATTCCAATCTTATCGAGTGACTAAAACACCCCAACCACCATTTTCATCATATCTTTGGTCATTTGTACCACGGAAAGCAAATTGAAATCGACTTGTAGTATTGTATTTACAGTTACAAGTCAAACTTCTATCAAGGTTAGCTGAACAAGCACCTGTAGAATTAGAACTTGTTGCAGTAGACAGATTTAATCTGTAACGACCTTGTGCAAGACGACTTACACTAGACACATTTAATGACAAGTCACGAGTCGTGCCTCTACCTTTACCAGCTGCTCGTAATGGAAAAAGGGGAGCGCTACTTGAAGGAGAATTCATGGTAGCGTTATTCAGTCTAAGAGTATTGTTTTGTAGAATACCCGCCATTTGTAATTACTCCTTTAATTAACGTGAAACTAAAACACCCCAGGAGGTATTTTCATCATATCTTTGGTCATTCGTACCACGAAAAGCAAAGAGGAATTGACTTGTAGTATTGTATTGACAATTGCAAGTCAAACTTCTATCATTGGCAGCTGAACAAGCACCAATTGAATTGGTACTTGTTGATGTACTTAAGTTCAATCTGTAACGACCTTGTGCAATACGAGTGACACTACCCACATTTAATGTTGCATTACGAGTTGTACCAGCACCCTTACATCCCGCTCTCAAAGAGTAGAGAGGGCTGCTACCTGAAGGTGAATTCATGGTAGCGTTACTTAAAACTAAAGTGTTACCATTGATGTAACCCATTGTTCATTCCTCCTCTAGTTCTACTAATTCTTCAAAATTATTTGGAACTCCTGATTGTTCTGCTTGTGTATAAGGACAAACACAATCAAGTTCTTCTGGCCAATGATTCCTTAAATCATTAATACATGTTGCACTTGTGATTTCACTAGCTGCAGGAAGATCTCTCAAAACTCTTTTCTTTTGTTTGATCGCCTCCATTGCATCAGTATCATTATCTTCTTGTGCCATCATATATTGAGCATCAAGTTTAGCAAATGCATCCTTACGATGATTTCTTAAATGATACTTGTGTAATGCTTTTGCTCTTCTCATATTCTCTTTAAACATCTCTCATTCCTCCTCGATTTCAATACCGTTTTCTGCACACCATGCTTCAAATCCAATCGCTACTCCTGTTGGTGGACCAAGAGCATCTTCATCTAATTCAAGTGCATCACCAAAGTCATCATTCATAATAGGATCTTCAAGTTCTGTCCTTAACCTTTCTAAGGTCTCAAAATCAACAATCCAATAACGAGTGCCTGGATCTAGATCTCTTCGAGCAACTTCTTCAATAGGATCATCTTCACTACCACCTTCAGTGATCGCAACATAACCACCTTCATCATGTAAGATTCTAGTTGTTTCTAAATTGTAAGGCATAAAATTCAGTGGACGATACTTACTTGATATTTATATGTAAAGGTATATTTTTTGATCAAAAAGCCCTTTTTTAATTAAGCTGTGGAAAAAGCTGTGGAATAACTGGCCAGTATCTGTGGAGTATCTGGCCAGTATTCTTATGATCTAAATCCAGCCAGGTCTTGTGATCTTGGCGCGCATTGTATCATAAAACTCCGAGAAAGGCAACGCCCCTCAGAAAATCTCAGAAAACCCAGACATAATATCCTGCGAAGTATTGCGAAGTTTATGTACTGTGCGGTTTATGAACTGGCCGCAGTATATTGCCTGCGCGGTGGCCTGCGATGTAGCCTGCGGGGGTGCGGGGAGGGGACTGCGCGGTATATGCACTGCGTCCCCTGCGCGACTGCGTGTGAATATATCCTGCGTGCATGTGTGTGTAACATAAAGCGCAGGCATTTACATAGGTCCACCACACCTACCCGTGCGCTTTATGTTATGTGTGTATTATAAAGCCTGCGTGCGTGTTATGTCAAGGGGCTTGACACCTGTGTGTATTATGATTATGATAGCTCTGCCAGAGATGATAAAGAAAGCTAGCTAAAAAAAGCTTAAAGATATAAAGAATGATTAGTTAATTTCGTTATAAAGATATAAAGAAAGAATAGCCAATTAAAACATAAAGATTAAACTTTAATAAGATATTTTCTTATTAAAAGATAACTCTAATATTTTTAATAATATTATTTGTATCGTGCAATATGATTGCTTCGTGTTACTAATAGAAATTAATCGTAATTTATGATGTAAAAGTGTAGCAAATACGCAGGCCAAAACCAGTTGAGGGGCTGTCACAAGCCCCCTTGCGATCTCCCAAAATCTTTGCAATACTGGCCACATGAACAAAACCACCTTCAACGATCCCTGTTCAATTGCTCTTCAAATGGATGAGGAATTGATGCGAATTCATAACCCTTACGTCGAACAGCTTGTCGAGTCTGGTTATGATCGTCAAGATGTAGAGATTGCTTCTACAATGTTTCAAAAAAAGACCTTCCCATGTGTCATTCACGGGCGTCATTTTGAGACTGAAGAACAATACCATGCCGAACTCCATGAGTTCATGAATGGGATGTGACAGTCGGGGAACCGGCCCTGGCCCCTTGCTTTTCGTGCCAGGATCGATCATATTGGCCTCAGTTCAAACAAACCACTTCACTTCTCTCATGCGTAAGATCGAATCCCAAATGAACGCTGCTATCAGCGAGTCTAAGGATTGGAAGAATGCTAACACCGAAGTCATTAATTCTGACGGTGTTTCTAATGTTTATCTGCATGGCAATCTGATTGCTGAAGTTGATGACAATGGCATCAAACTTTACGATGGTGGATGGCAATCTAACACTACCAAATCCCGTCTCAATGCTATTCTTTCTGAGCACGGAATCTCTGGTGAGGGTGTATTCCAGAAGAACTTTGAGTGGTTCATTCGTCTCTACAACGGGACCGAATTCTTCACCACTAAGTTTACCTCTGGTATGCGACTTGGTGCTCTTGTTACCTCAGATCTTCTGGTCTGATTCTTTCTTTTAAAACTTCTATTTGAGCAACTAACTATGTGGGATGAAATTCAAGACATGCAAGGTGAAATCTTCGACATTAAAGAAGAAGATCTCATGGCCGTCTTTGATGACACAATGAACGAAGATATGGACAAAGAGACTAAGAAACTCTTAGACCAGTTCTAGAACCGGCCCTGGCCAGGAGCCAGGGGACGCTAGAGGCCCTACAATAGCCACATACCAAAGGACACCGATGGAAATCCTGACCCCTGACAGCACCGCCACTATCGGCATCAAGCTGCCGCTCCTGACCCGCAACGTTACCATCTGGTGGGAGAGCTGCACTGAGTCAACCTACCAGGTCCGCCGCCGTGATCAGTTCCGTCTGTTGGCTTGTCGCGTTCTGAACCCTGAGGAGCTCTCTTATGGACGATTCGCGAACTGGGCCAAGAACGGTGCCACCTTCGCCTGATAGGCCCTACAATAGCCACATGACAAACAACCAACCCAACTTCGACCGTTTCTCCTTCGCTGCCATCCGTGGTCGCACCGAAGCACCTAAGGATTATGCCACCGACATGAAAGGCGGCGATTTTGACGACTACTTTACCGCTGACGACTACGACCGTCGCCGGTATGAGCGGGAATGCCGCCGGGCCCGTTACGGTTCCCGTTTCTGAGACAGTCGGGGGACTGTCCACCTTCCCCCTGATCTTGCCCCTAGGGGCCCTATACTGGCCACATACCAAACAAACCAAACGACATGACCACCACCACTTACAACGGTTGGGCAAACTACGAAACCT